GGCGCTTATCGACCAAAGACAGCAAATTTCGGGTACGCTGTTCTGACAAGCATTGTATTGCACATTATCTGACGCTTTATTCTCCGTCAAAAGCTATTGTTGTCGAAGCATGGAATAGGAGGGCAAATGGTGAAGATAGCGAACCGGGAGTTAAGTGCATTGACTGCCAGAGAGAATGTCAGATGATCGGATTGGATATGCCAGCGTGTACGGCTTATGAGCCGCCGAAGGAGGAAACATGAGCTACGATATTCGATTCGGCGTGAAAGTCGAAGGAATGGACGGGTATATTGCCACGATAGACGAGCCGGAATACTCAAGCCCAACCTACAATCTAAGAAACATGTTTGTCGCGTGTATGGATTGGGATTATGAACAAGGAACGTGGTACAACTGCGCAGAAGTCATTCCAAAGTTTGAGCGCGGCGTACATGAGTTGAGATTCAACCCGGCGAAGTACAAGAAATACAACCCGCCGAACGGATGGGGATCGATAAGCTCTGCGATCGAAGCTTTAGAGTCTGTCATTAAAAAGGCGCATGAGATTGTCGAAGGCAGTTGGTCGTGGAACGAGATACCGCTTGAACATTTGTGGATAAGGTGGTGAAATAGATTGGTTTATATCGACATGGAGATGCCGCAGAGCTGTGATGACTGCCGTCTGAACAACGGGATTTCTTGCTACGCTGTGCCAGAGTACACGGAGGACGGCGTAGTTGGCAGAACAGATGACCGCCCAGACTGGTGTCCTCTCGGTACAATTCCACCGAATGTGATTAACTTTGACAAGCCTTACACATTTACAATTTCATGGGACGGAAAACAGCTAAAAGGGAATATCTATGGGACTGCTATTTAAAGGGGGTGGCGAAAATTACACTCAACGATTTTGCGAATCTTCATATCAGCAACATGGGTGAATCATATATCTATGTTTTTGATACTGAAAGCGACATGGACAGTTTCATAAACAGGAACAATGACTATGAACTTCTTTGCACACTTCATTCAACTTATGTGAGCAGCGTTTATTTGAAACCGGAAATTGCAAATGCAACGGTGATGAATTTTAGCGCAACGGGGAAAAATTCATTAGCAGTATGGATTAAGCAAGCGGAGGAGGAATGAACATGGGCTGTGATTATTACAGAGTGCTGTATAGAGACATCGTTGTTGCAGAACACATGCAGCTTGAAACCGCTTGCATACTTGTAAAAGCTCTGTTCGAACGTTTTTGGAAAGAGCCATCTTGCCAATACACCATCGAAAAGATGGCAGAGGAAGGTGAAACATGAGGTGCGCTGGTTGCCCGTTGTTCACAAGCTGGAACAACGAATCTGACAAAGGCGAAGCATGCGGCTTGTTTGGGGACGGATGGGACAGTCAATTTCAGTATGAGGACAAGGACGGAGCAATAGTCGGGTGCTATATCGACAGACATTTCATTGAGAAAACTGACGAAGCGTATCAGGAGCATTTATTACAAGAAGCGGCATCGTGGGAAAAGTGGATGCTTGAAAAAGCAAAGGAGGTCTAACAAGTGCATAATATTGGATATATCAGCGAACCAGAAAACGTGAAGCGAGATTGGGTGCTGTCAAAGATTGTAGAAGAAGCCAATCAAGAAGGAGACGGGTACAGCGGCCCGATCAAGTGGCACGACGAAATCCCTGTTCAGGAAAACAGAGATGTGGCAGAAGCAAAAATCAAGCAGCTCGACAAAGGGTGGTACGATGACCACGCTGTCAGGTATTACGATTACAGCAGTGCAAAGCCGACATCGAAGATGGAAACGATTCGACAGCGTATTGCTAAAATCAACGATCAGAAAATGAAGTTCGTCGAACAGACGAGCGTCAGGAAGTTCAAAGCAGACTATATCGGATGCCGGGAATGTGGGAGCAAACTTCGCCGCGATAAACTCAGAAATGAACATTGTCCGCTGTGCGGCAAAGACCTCAGAGCGAACAGCACGATTGAAAAGATCAAAGACTACGACAAAAGGATCAACGATTGCTGGGCAAGCTTTGAGGCTGAAAAGAAAAAGCAAAAAGAAGCGAAGAAAGTCATGTGGCTTGTGAAATACGAGTACCATAGTTAAGAGAATCTGTTAGCAAAAGGCGCAAAAACCCGGGTACATTATTGCGCCGCGCAGCAAGGCGCATGCGCCACGCAATTTTTCGACGTATATTTATACTCCTAACTTGCTTTCTTAATTCTTGGGGTAAACCGACGTTTGAAAAACCAGCTTTTTTACCAAGAAAACGCGAGTTTCGTAACGCAAAAGTTAGAATCCGTGTTTCTGTACAGATTTCAAACCCGGTTTTTGTACATTTTACAGTGCAAAAATCGTGCCATTGAAATTACATAAAGAAAGAGGTATAATACAAACATCGAAAGCTGTCCGAAAGGGCAGCTTTTTTGTATGCGTCTGGACAGGTCGGTAAGCCACGCCGAAACCCGCATAGATCGAAAGATCGTGACGCATACGAACTCCTTAATTGTGAGCGACGGGTATCGCCGCCCGAGAACAGCGGTTTGCCTCACGGCTTCGAAGCCCTGCGACCCTCGCAGAGGTGTTCCGCCTACTTGCGGATAGAAGCCGTCAGGCATTTTACATCTTTAGGTGTGAGTTAGTTGGTGGTCTCAGCTCCGACTATTTTACAGCGCTTACTCTGTTCGCACCAGTAAGTAAGCGCAACATAGCAGATTGGTGTAATGGAAGCACGACGGGCTTTGAACCCGTAGGAGTTGGATCGTAACCAGCATTTGCCGCCACTTTCTCCTTCATACAGTCACCTCACAAACTGCGGCGGCTCAGTTCCAACTTACCGATAATCAGTTAAAGTTTTACAACCGCCATTTATGCTGGTATAGCTCAATGGAAGAGCGAACGACTTATAATCGTTAGACATAGGATCGATACCTTTTGCCAGCACCAGCGGCCTCTTGTAGCATGCACTTCCTTCCTACCACCACGGGTCGAGCGAAAGTTCGTGGGATATCGACCGCCGTGAAAATCGGCACTCAATTTCATAGCGCCCGTCTTCTGACACTGGCGGGCGCGTCTATGCTACCGTAGCGCAGTTGGCAAGCGAGGACGCCTTTTCAACGTCAGGTCGCTGGTTCGAGTCCAGCCGGTAGCTCCACGGTAAAAGGGTATCACAGAAAGCTCATGTGCTTCGACCTCGGCACATGGCGATATCCTGCCGAACCAAAAGGGTGTGCATTGTGAGAGCAATGCGGGAAAAAGGGTGTCACATCAGCTTGGCGGGAGCTGGCATCCATCAAGAGGTCAATCAAAATATGGAGGTCAAAAATGAACATTGAAACAAGAAAAACCAGCGAACTTATTCCTTACGAAAAGAACCCTCGACAGAATCAGGCGGCTATCGGCCCTGTCGCAGCAAGTATCAGAGACTTCGGCTTCAAAGTCCCTATTGTAATTGACAAAGACAACGTTATCGTTGCCGGTCATACGCGACTTGCAGCGGCAAAGCAGTTAGGAATGACTGAAGTGCCTGTAATTGTAGCCGATGACCTTACCCCGGCGCAGATCAAAGCATTTCGACTTGCAGACAACAAGACAGCAGAGATGGCAGATTGGGATTTCAATTTGCTTGACGACGAGCTTGCTGAGATCGACTTCGACATGACAGAGTACGGATTTGAAAATACCGACTTTGATTGGGACGACGTTGCCGATATAAGTAGGGAAGGGTATAACGAGCCAGAACACGAACGACTGAGATGCCCAATGTGCGGTGGTGTAGACTACAAGATGCATTTCGTGAAAGTGAACAAGGCTGGCGAAGAAGAATGAAAGTTTTCTTGTCAAGCTTAGAAAACTCTGCCGCCCCGGTAGGAATGTTTCCAGTGCCAAACCTTTCATCATATATCATTTCCAAGGGTGTGAAGATGAAGTGGAACCTGATATCCTACTATTATGTCCGGGGCAAAACCTCGATTGCAGAACAGATTCGGGACTATAGCGAACTGGTAGTCGTAGACAGCGGAGCGCATTCATTTCAGTTTGGCAAGAAAGTTGACTTTGAAGAATACACCAAAGGATATGCTGAGTGGATAAAGAAGTTTGACCGCCCAAATGTTCTTGGATATTTTGAAATGGACGTAGACAATGTGCTTGGGTATGAAAAAGTCTTAGAGCTACGCGAAGTCTTAGAGGCAGTGTCAGATAAAATAATACCAGTATGGCACAAAGAACGTGGCATCGAAGACTTTTACGAGATGTGCGAGAAGTATGCTGGGAAAGTCATATCTATCACTGGTTTCAGCAATGCAGACATCCGAGATGACCAATATCTTGCGTTCGTGAAATACGCAAAGAAGCATGAATGCAAGGTGTTCTGTTTAGGGATGACGAGAAAGAAAGTCTTAGATAAAGTTCCTTTTGATTTCGTCGACAGTTCCAGTTGGCATCAAAGTTCTATCTATGGAAGACCCCTAAAACCGCCACCCGGGAAGAAATTTGCAAAGCCAAAAGACTTCATTGAACGAATGAATCAAGAGTTCTATTCGTATCGTCAGGGCATGGCTCTTCAAGAACACTATTACAAGAAGTGGAGGAAAGCATGTCAACAAGAGTGGTAATCACTGGAACATCGAGCGGGATAGGCAAAGAAACAGCAAAACTGTTCTTGGAAAAAGGCTATGAAGTACACGGCATAGATATTTCGCCATCCGAAATTGTTCACCCAATGTATACTCACTATCAAAATGATGTGAGGTATGAACTGCCTGAAATAGACGCACCTGAAATTGTTATCAACAACGCAGGAACGATAGATGAAGCTTCTGCAGTAGATGTAAACTTGCTCGGCTATATCAACGTAGCCGAGCATTATTGCTATCAGAACAACATTGTATCGGTTGTCAATGTAGGGAGCATTTCTGGCAGAGTAGGTCTTGATACACCGAGATATGCCGCTTCACAGGGCGGGAGAATAGCGTTTACGAAGCACTTGGCAATTCGACTTGGAAAGAGATACCACGCCAGAGTCAACTGCGTCAGTTTTGGCGCAGTATTAACCGGGCTTGAGCCAAGGCTATACGCTGTCAAAGAGCTTGTCGATGCTGTTGCAAATGAGAATCTTCTAAATAAATGGATTATGCCAGCCGAAGCTGCTGAATGGATTTACTTCGTAGCAGTTGTCAACAAGTCTATGACGGGACAAGACATACTGATAGATAACGGAGAAGAAGCAAATTACAATTTCATTGAATCGAGGTAAGCTGTGAAAATCTGCATTCTGATTCCGTGCTTAATGGTTGAGAACAATCGCAAAGCAAACTATGAAGCGATGGAATTCGCCAAGACATACGGCGCAGACGAAATCGTGGTTTATGACCAAGAGTTCAAACAAGAAGATTACTTTAATGGCTTCACATACATCGGACATCAGAGACACAGACAAGGATTCGTGAAAGCACGAAACGAATTGCTTCGATGGTTCTATAATTCAGACTATGACTATGCTTTTTGGATAGATGCAAATGAAAAGGTTTCTACTACATGTATCAATGAAGTAGAAACCATTTTTTGCGCTTTACGCAACGGATTAGAAGCCAATTGCATTGTCGCCACTATGGGAATCCAAGTTAGCGATGAGCGCATCAAAGCAAAGAAAAGGAAAGACTATTTCACAAAAGTCTATCTGTTGAGATCAAAAAGCGGCTATCACTGGATGCACGGCTTGACGATGAGAAACTTCAAAAAAGCGTATGGCGCAGAAGTTTATATCGACGAAAGGTGCGACCCACGAAAAGGGACAAGCGAAGACACCTACTTCATAAGATTACTTCGCAGACTGTTTGAGTGTCAGTTGTGCCCGACACTGATTGTATCAAAGCCGAGCAATAAGATGTCGACGTGGATGGAAAATAAAGATAGCTATGATTATCCGCGAATCGATTACCCCATCTTAGATGAGTATATTAGGGAGAACTTACCAAAATACAAAGGGCTCAAAGGCGTTAAAGTTCCAGACTTCGTGTGCTTAGAACGCAAAAACACCCAGAGCCTTTCGTATATAAAACCATACAGAGCTAAAAGGAGAAAAAAATGAAACAATATTTCGAAGACTATAAGCTCTTGCTTCGAAGCGTACCCGGCATCATTACTGCGGTATACTGCGTGGCGGTAGTAGTAATGAATCTAATGGCAAACAAGATTATTTTCAACTCACACTATGTCGCGGCTGACGGCGGGATACTGGTAAGCTGGATTCCGTTCCTGTGCATGGACATGGTAGTGAAGCGCTATGGCCCGAGAGCGGCAAACAAGCTCAACATATTCGCCTTGCTGGTCAATTTGGCAGTGGTAGCACTGTTCGCTATTATCTCGGCTATCCAGATTGATGTAGGAGCAGAGTATGCACAAGGAGACATCTACACATCTTTCAACAGCGTGTTCTCCTGCACTTGGTTCGTGCTGTTTGGATCTTCCACTGCGTTTATCGCGGCGGGGTTCATCAACAACTTCACGAACTGGGGCATCGGCAAGATGTTCAAGAAGAATCCTGACGGAAAGCTTGCGTATGTCACCAGAAGCTATATCTCCACATTCATCGGACAGTTCGCCGACAACCTGATCTTCGCCACAATCGTGTTCATCATCTTTGCTCCCATCTATTGGGGCTACAGCCTGACGCTGCTTCAGTGCATCGGCTCTGCCACCGTGGGCGCAGTCCTTGAGCTGATTATGGAAGTCATCTTCTCGCCCATTGGCTACTCCGTAACCAAGAAGTGGAAGAAAGAAAAGGTCGGCGCGGAATATATCAATCTCTACGCACCTGAGATGGCATGATCGTATTTGGAGACTCCTACACATCAGGAGAAAACAACGGTTTCGTCAGCTTTGCCGACTATCTGGGAATAGAGAAGCACGGCATCAGCGGCACTTGCCTTGACGATTATTCCATATACCCGGTTAAAGACGGGCTTGTCTCACAGATTAACAACTGTAAAGGCACAGTCCTTATCGAGTATGGAGTCAACGATGCCGCCAGCCTTGTAACGGGATATACCACCATAGAAACCGTTAAGGTAACAATAGCAAAGGTATGTGACTTGCTGAAGGACGCAGACGTATATTTCCTCATGCTATCGTCTAACCTACGAGACATGATGTCATTCAGCACAAGATACGTCAACTACCTCAACAACGATTACCTGAAAGACCTATACGACATCACAGCAGATGACTTCCTCTGGTCATATACACGATTCTGCGAAATGATGCAAAGGAAATTCAAAACCCTGTACATGCTGCCTGAAGGATTCAACGAGTATGACACTGACGGAATACACCCGACAGACAAAGGGTATAGGTTAATCGCAGACTATTTGAAACAGCAAATGGAAAGGCTACCAAAACGGTAGTCTTTCTTTTTAAGAAAAGAGGTCAAGAAAATGCCAAGTGGAAGGACAAAAGAAGAGCTTGCTGAAATCGGAAAGAATACTCGATTCAGAAGCGGGAAAAATGCGGCAGAGATGGGATATAGAGGCGGCAAGCAAAACGGCATTAATGCTGCCAAGAGAAGAAGCATGAGAGAAGAGCTTGAAGAGATACAAATGCTCACTCTCAAAGACAAGGATGGCAACGACACAGGCGTGACGCGGCAACGTGGCATGCTGTTAAACATCTCCAAAAAAGCGGGCGCAGGTGACATTCGTGCAGCGGAGTTTGTTAGGGATATGCTCGGAGAGAAGCCTGTTGAGAATATCATGGTAGCCCAGATTGACCCAGAAGTAGCAAATGAAGTTGAGAGGATGGTATATGACTCGATCTGAGGCAGTTACCTTCCTCCTAAAAAAACCCTATAAACTCGGTCACATGCTGGGCTTCACGCTATTGACAGAGATGCACAATGACTGGATTGTCGACATGGTGCGCGGCAAGGATGATGAAACACTCCAAGCGCATCGTGGTTCGTATAAGACAACGTGCGTTTCAATAGCGATAGCGATAATCATGATTCTTCTGCCAAAGAAGAAGATAATGTTCATGCGTAAGACTGACGCAGACACCAAAGAGATTATATCTCAGGTGCGTAAGATACTGGAATCGCCACAGGTGCAGTATCTCGCGGCTGTCATATACGGGACAAACCTAAAGCTGATAACAGCGACGTATACCAACATAACGACCAACCTGAATTACGAACCCAAAGGCACAGCACAGCTCTCGGCAATGGGCGTAAATGGCTCTCTGACTGGTAAGCACTTCGATATCATCTTCACAGACGATATTGTCAACGTAGAAGACCGCATATCCCGTGCAGAACGCGAGCATACAAAGCTTGTCTACCAAGAGCTACAGAACATCAAGAACAGAGGCGGCAGGATTTTCAACAGCGGTACGCCGTGGCACAAGGATGATGCTTTCGTACTGATGCCGAACATACGGCGGTACGATTGCTATTCAACGAACTTGATAAGGAAAGAAGAATTAGCGGCATTGAGGCAATCAATGACCGCTTCTCTTTTTGCCGCAAACTACGAGCTCAAACATATCGCAGACGAGAACATCCTGTTTGATAATCCTGTGACTGACGCTGATCCTGCTATGGTCGAACAGGGCAAGTGCCACATCGACGCAGCGTATGGCGGCGAAGACTTTACGGCGTTTACGATCTGCCGCAAGTACGAAGGCAAGTATTATGTCTTTGGCAAGCTGTGGCACAAGCATGTCGACGACGTAGAAGACGAGATAATTGGTCTCAGGAAATCTTTCAACGCCGGACGCATTGCGTGTGAAACGAACGGCGACAAAGGTTATCTTTCCAAGTCCCTTAGGGCAAAGGGCGAGCTGACGAATCCCTATCCTGAAAAGATGAACAAGCACTTGAAGATTACGACGTATCTCAAATCCGAGTGGCGAAACGTAGTCTTTGTCAAGGGAACAGACGCGGCGTACATCGATCAAGTCTGTGACTACAACGAAAACGCCGAACACGACGACGCGCCCGACAGCCTTGCCAGTTTGATAAGGCTGCTGTGGAGGAAAGATGAAACAGAATACAAGTCTATTTATAGATAAGGCGGTGCCGAATGAAAACTTACCAAGATTTCTTAGAAGTCAAAGATAAGAGCGACAAAGAGCGGATGGACTTTGTCCTGTCTGTAATCAAAGACCATCAAACTTCAGACGCTTTTAAGACAGCGGTCATCGCCGATCAGTACGACAGGCAGATGAACACAACTATCATGGACTTCAAGAGAGCGCTCTATAACCTTGAAGGAAAGCCTGTTGAAGACTTGTGGAGCGCGAACTACAAACTCGCGTCCAACTTCTTTAAACGTTTCGTAACTCAACAGAATCAATATCTACTCGGCAATGGCGTAACGTGGGGCAAAGAGGACACGAAAGCCAAGCTGGGAGATGACTTTGATACCCGTCTACAAGAAGCTGGACGCGCGGCTTTAGTAGGCGGGTGTTCTTACGGATTCTGGAATCTGGACAAGCTTGTCGTGTTCAAGATTACTGAGTATGCGCCTCTGTACGATGAAGAAAACGGCGCTATGCGTTCCGGCGTAAGGTTCTGGCAATTAGACCCTAAGAAGCCTTTGCGCGCGACACTGTACGAAGAAGACGGCTACACAGATTATATCTGGCACGGTAGTGAAGGTACGATCCTCAACCCGAAACGTCCGTATATCATCCTGACGCGCACTACTCAAATTGACGGCACGGAAATCTACGGCGGAGAAAACTACCCGACATTTCCTATTGTGCCGTTGTGGGGCAATCCTCACCACCAAAGTGAAATCCTTGGCATCAGGTCAAAGATAGACGCATACGACATCGTGGAGTCTGGCTTTGCAGATGACCTCGACTCTGCACAAATCTACTGGATTCTCCATAATACAGGCGGCATGACTGATAACGACATGAGGAAGTTCATAGAACGACTTCACATCGTCCACGCCGCGAGTGTAGATGACGAAGCTGGCACTGGCGTAGACGCACACACCGTTGACATCCCTCATGAAAGCCGCGAGAAGCTTCTTGATAGGCTTAAAAGCGATCTCTATAAAGAGTATATGGCCTTTGATGTCGACAACATTGCAAGCGGCGCAGCAACGGCTACACAAATAAGAGCAGCGTATGAACCGCTCAACAGTAAGACAGACGAATATGAGTACTGCGTAATTGACTTCATAAAAGGCATCCTTGCTGTCGCTGGCATTGACGACAAGCCGACGTTTACAAGATCGAAGATCGTCAACGTCCAAGAAGAAGTAAGCGTCATCACTCAAGCGGCGACTTATCTTGAACCTGACTACGTGACACAAAAGATTCTTGCACTGTTAGGTGACGCCGATAAAGCCGAGGAAATGCTAAAGCAACGCGAAGCAGACGACTTTGAACGGACTGATAGTATAACAACACCAGAAGACGAAGAGAACACAGCAGAGGAGCGCACAGACGCGAATGAATAAGAGGTAATCTTATGGCAGACTTGGGTCACGAACTTACCGACAAAGAGCTGAAGAAGCTTGAAAAGAGAATACGTGACGAGTATTACATCGCACAGCGTGACACAAGGAAGAAGCTTCAAGAATACCTCGAACAGATGGAAGAAGGCCGTAAGAAACAGAAAGCGCTTCTTGACGCTGGAAAGATAACAAAGCAAGAATACAAAGACTGGTGTTATCGTCATGCTATGGTAGGACAGCGCTGGAAAGACATGCTTACCACCTTAGCTGAAGACTATCATCATACGAATGAGATAGCTCTTGCCATAGCGAGACAAGGTATGCCTGATATCTTTGCGCTGAACATGAACTATGCCACATGGGACTTGGAACACAAGGGCAGAATTGATACAGGATTCACCTTGTACAACCACGACACAGCGGCGTATCTGCTAAAAGACCAGCGTCAGTTGATGCCCGGGCCGAGTACCAAAAAGCAGAAAGAGATTGCCGCTAACAAGGACATGCAGTGGAACATGCAGAAGATACAGTCTGCTGTTCTACAAGGAGTCCTGCAAGGCGAGTCTCCTTATGATGTAGCAAAGCGTCTAAAGCAAGTGGCAGATATGGATTATCGCGCTTCTGTAAGATACGCTCGTACAATGACCACCAGCGCCCAAAACGCAGGACGGTATGAAGCGTTTCGTAGAGCAAAGCGTTTAGGCGTTGACTTGACCATCGAGTGGCAAGCGACATTGGACGGCAGGACACGCCACGAGCATCGAATGATGCACGGGCAACGGACTGACGTTGATAAACCTTTCCACACACCTGACGGCTATACGATCTATTATCCTGCTGATTGTACTGGAACATCGACAGCGCCACAATCGGAAATCTGGAACTGCCGGTGCACTCTACTTTCATGGGTAAAGGGCTTTGAAGGAGATACGGTAAAAAGCTCACCCAAAATGGAGGGTAAGAGCTTTGAGGAGTGGCAAAAAGAAAGGCCTGTTTACGATAAAACAAAGAGCGCATCAGGATCAAGACAGAGACGTGAAAAGATAGAACGCCTTACTGAAGTACAAAACGTTGATAGAAAACCTACAGAAAATCCACAAGTTGTATCGTGGGTCAAGCCAATCGTTGGCAACCATACGAGAGAGCAAGATATTAGGGCAACGAACCCGAATTACTTGACCGGAGGAACGGAATACCATATGAACTGTCAGCGTTGCGTGACAACGTATGAAGCACGTCGGCGTGGGTATGACGTGACTGCGCTTCCGTGCTACGATGCAGACGATAAATATGGTCTAGGTAAAGGGTTTACACTGCTTTATGACAAAGGCGACAGAAAAGCAGACCCTTTATGGTATTCAGCGGGATTGCAATTTAGCCAAGCGAAGAGCTTTACAAAAGAGCAAAGTCTTGTTACAATAAATACACTCATGGAAGGTTATGGAAATGGCTCCCGCGCAATAGTTGATGGTTTCTGGTCGAACAGCGGAACAGGCCACGTCTTCGTTGCTGAATATGTAGGTGGTAAAGTGCAGTTCTTTGACCCACAAAACGGAGATATGGACTGTTCACATTATTTCGATCTTATGTCACCAGCCACTATATCGCTATTCAGAGTTGACGACCTCCCGTTCACAGCCGCGATAAAGGATGTGTTCAAAAATGACATTATCTGAAAAAGCAAGAGCTGTTGACGCAGCAATTAAAGAATCAAAGCTTGAATATTTCTCTGGAATTAGAGAAGACAGCCAAGCATATTATTTCTCTTTCTGCGGGAAAAATAGAGAACCGTTGTATATTGACGCGATATGCCGAGTAGAAAAACAAACGTTAAAAAGTACACTGATATTTCCAGATAATCCATTGTATTTTGAAAAGCGCCGTGAAGTAGAAGTACCGGAAGAAAGAAAAGAACACTTTCGAGAGCTTAAAATATTCGATGACGAATACATGAGGGCTTAAAGATGGCTGATATGGAATTCAGAATCGTCGATCATTCAGACGAGGTATTACGAGCGCTTGAAAGCCAAGTAGAAGCTGCACTTGAAGCTGTAGGCAACCAAGCTGTCAGCCATTCGAAGAGCATTATAACAACTGCAAGCCGTGTTGATACTGGTGCGTTAAGAAACTCTGTTTCACATGTCACATGGGCAGAGGGCAAAGAAGTATATGTCGGAACGAACCAGAGCTATGCTATCTACAACGAGCTTGGCACAGGTATCTATCTTGACGGCGGCGGTGGGCGAAATACGCCTTGGGCTTTTCAAGACGCAAAAGGCAAGTGGCACAGAACGCGCGGCATGAAGCCTATTCACTTTATACGAGACTCGATAGCGAAACATATTGATGAGTACAAAGAGATAATCAAGCAAATACTAAGCACATAAACTAAATACATTGCTAAATGAGCAAACAGATTTTGATTTTAGATCAACGTCTGTTTGCTTTTTTTATTGGTATAACCCGCGAGACACAGCGGTTTATATAAATATTCTAATTGCCGATACACAGGCAACCGAGACAAAGGAGAGTAATGTCATGGCATTTTCCATTAAGCAAATCAAGGCGATCTTGTCCAGTCATAACATGCCGGTAGATGATCTGGACGCTGCTGCTGAGGATATTTGTGCGAGACACAGCGCAGACCTCGACAGTATCAAGGAGGAAAGAGACAACCTCCGCACCGAGCGAGACGGCTTCAAGAAAGACGCAGAGACACTTGCGACTGTTCAAAAGGAGCTGGACGAACTCAAAAACAAGCCGGACGACGGGTACAAAGCCAAGTACGAAAAGGAACATGATGATTTCTCTAAGTACAAGGCTGAGGTTGAAAGCGAAAAAGCTCTCAACAGAAAGAAAGACGCTCTGCGCGAGATCGCGAAAGACGCTGGACTTTCTGAAGCTGGTATCGCCAAAGTCCTCAAGTACCACGACTATGAAAAGTTCGAGCTTGACGAAACCGGAGCGCCTAAAGAAAAGGCGTCTGTACTCAAAGCCATTAAAGAAGAGTGGCCTGAGTATATCACGACCACTGGTGCAAAAGGCGCAAACACAGCCACGCCTCCCGGTTCTGCTGGCGCTGGCAAGAAGACAAAAGAAGAGATTCTTGCTATCAAAGACCCCGCAGAAAGACAGGCGGCGATGGTAGAAAACCATGAGCTGTTCGGGTACTGACCCGAGAAAGGAGAATAACAATGGCTCAGACTAATCTTACTAAAAGCGCAGACATTCAGGTAGCAATGCGTGCAGTTGACTTTGCTACTCGTTTTGCAAGCAACTGGGAACACCTCCGCGAAATCCTCGGCATCATGCGTCCTATCCGCAAGGAGCCGGGCACCAAGCTGACCAGCAAGTATGCTGTCGTTTCCACTCTGGCTACTCCGCCCGCTGAAGGTGAAGCGGTTGACTACACCAAGGCTGAAGTCAAGGAGAAGGAGTATGCTACTCTGACTCTTGAGCGTTATGCCAAGGCCGTCACCATCGACGCTATCAACGACCACGGCTTCGACGTGGCTTGCCAGCTCACTGACGACGCTTTCCTCAACGAGCTTCAGCAGGACGTGGTTGACCGCTGGTACACCTATCTCCGTGGCGGCACGCTGACCGCCGCTGGCGCGACCTTCCAGATGGCACTTGCCAAGGCGCAAGGCATTGTCCGCAACAAGTTCAAGAAGATGCACCGTGGCATCACTGGCGTTGTGGGCTTCTGCAACATCCTCGACGTGTACGACTACCTTGGCGCTCAGAACGTCAACAACGTGGAGCAGGAGTTCGGCCTGAACTATATCAAGAACTTCCTCGGCTACACCGTTCTGTTCCTGCTGTCTGAAGACGAGATTCCCAAGGGCACGGTTATCGCCACTCCCGTTGAGAACATCAACCTGTACTATGTCGCTCCCAACGACGCTGACTTCCAGAAAGCTGGCCTGAGCTACGTCACTGACGGCGAGACCAATATGATCGGCGTGTCTATCCAGCCGAAGTACGACACTGGCGAGTCTGTCACTCACGCTCTCCACGGCATGGAACTGTTCTCCGAATACATCGACGGCATCGCTGTCGTTGATATCGGCACTGAGTCTTTCACTGCTGTGCAGACTACCACTGGCAAGAATCCTGAAAACGAAGGCTGGTACGAGAAAGATGCTGCTAACAACTACTTCCGCACCACCGACACCACGCCTGCGTCTGGCAAGACCTATTACACCCGCAGCGTGACTCGTGCGGCATAATTATGGAGTACCGCGTTGTTAGAGACTTCGCGGACGCCTTAGACAGAGGGCATATTTACCGAGCGGGGGATATTTACCCCCGCTTTGGTAAACCTTCTAAAGCGCGTGTCGCGGAGTTGTCAGGATTCGGAAACAAGATCGGCGAACCGCTGATTAAAGAAGTAGAACCGGACATGAATCCAGCGCTCGAAGAAGAAAAACCGAAACGCGGCAGGCGTAAAACTGTCGTTGAGTAAGGGGGCGGCGGCATGGACATAGCAATGACTGAACTGTGTCAAGATCTTCGTAACTGGTTTGAACGAGAACGCTTTACCGGGCAAATCCAGCTTGCTTCTGATGGCGCTGTGCTTTGCAATGGTAAAACGATACCACTAATGGACGGCCAATATTTCCGCGTTGAAGGCTCTGTTTTTGCTGATGGGGTACATAAATACCCTGACGATGAAACACTACCAGAAGAGTTTGCTGGCACTGTTTGGACTATGGCTGTGCCGCTCCCATTTATCCAACTTGCGGACGATATAGCGAGCTGGCGCGACAAGTACGAAGGCGCAGATTCTCAGGCCATGTCTCCGTATACGTCCGAATCGTTTGGCGGCTATTCGTACTCTAAAGGCGGTTCGAGTGCTGGCGCTGGCACAGGTGGCGGCACAAGCTGGAAAGCGGCCTTCAAAAGCCGTCTCACGCCATGGAGGAAGATATAATGAGCCTTTTAGATGATGCGTATGAATCATTCGTGATGATAGAAAAACATGCCGAGCCTGACGGTTATGGAGGAAAGCGTGATGCGTGGACTGAAGGCATGGAGATACAAGCCGCCGCTGATTTGAACACGTCTATTCAAGCGCGTGTCGGCGAAGTGCAAGGCGTGACGAGTTTGTATACGATTACCACTCCACGGTCAATGACGCTTGAATACCACGACGTTATCAAACGTCTGTCAGACGGCAAAATCTTTCGTATAACATCTGACGGCGACGATAAGAAAACTCCACGATCAGCGACTCTTGATATGCGACAAGTGAGCGCAGAAGAATGGATACCGACAGGGGGCTAAACGATGGACAAGACACAAGCCTTGTATCAGTTCTGGAACTCTTTCGGCTGGCCTGCGCTTGACGAACAAGGCGACTACGATGAAAAAGACATGAAAGACCTCAACATTGAAGACAGGTACATCATGTACGAAGTGCAAACGGGTGATTATACCGGCCCTATTGCGCTGACGGCTTCACTTTTTCATCGTTCAGGCTTGTGGGAAGTAATATCACAAAAAGCCCAAGAGATTTCTGATTACATCGGGCAAGGACGATGTATGGAGATTGATAACGGCTATATCTGGATAAAGCGTAGAAATCCATTTGCACAGCACATGGAAGACACGCAAGAGCAAACGATGAGAAGGATAGTCCTCAATATAGAGGTCGACTTCTTAACGGCAACATGAAGAGCGGGAAACCGCTCTATTTTTTATGAAAGGAAAGAATAACGATGGGTATTTTCACTCGTATCGCGTCTGACGCTATGGATGCGCTTCAGCTTGACGCTGGCGTTCTTCTCAGTTCTTTTGACCCTTCCAGCCCGTACACCACACCGGCTGATGCGGATATTATCGCCACCACCACGGGCGGCATCAATCCTACCTGCGAGCCTGAGTATTCCGACTTTGGCGAGGATGTCGATAATGTCCCCAATAACATGATGGAGTTCAAGCACCTTGACGGCTGGAACTGCGCCATGTCGTTCAGCTCTATCAAATTTAACGCCGAAAATACTATGTGGGCGCTTGGCGCGGCAGATCAGACTACTTTGACTGGCGGCAGCGTGAAGAAGATCGTTCCTCGCCGCAATGTGAATATCGCGGACTTCAAGGATGTCTGGTGGGTCGGCGATAAGGCCAACGGCGGCGCTTTTGCTGTCTGTCTGAAGAATGCCATTTCCACTGGTGGCCTGAACATCCAGTCCACCAAGAACGGCAAGGGCACGAACCAGATGACCCTTACCGGCCATGTCTCCATTGATGCACAGAACGACATGCCGATGGAGTTTTACGACATCCCGCCTCAATCGCCTTGACCGGAGGGCTGACATATGAACGAAAGAACAAATGAAGAGGTATTAGACCTTTTCGCGGATCTCCTTGAACCTGTTGGAGAAATTCTGTCAGACAAGGAGCTTTCTACTCTCGTACAGGAAAAAGGCAAGCAGTTGAAAGCTGTCCAGATTGCTATTAAGAAGCATAAGACTGCTATCATCCAGATTCTTGCCAGAGTTGATGGGGTTGATCCTGCTGAGTACAAGGTGAACATCCTTACACTGCCTGTTAAACTCATGCAGTTTGTCAATCGTCCAGAGGTACAGGAGCTTTTTACTTCGCAGGGTCAGAAAGGCGAACCCGCATCTTCTGGCTCTGCTACGGAGAATACCGGGGACAAAGAAATCTAAAATCTTTCTTTGCTTATGCTCACGCAAGAGAACGGCAGGAAGTGGAAACGCTTTCCTGCCGTGCTTATATAACCGATGCATTAAAAGTCATTGTCGAAAATACGTCTAAAGCGCCAGTGCTTGGCGTCGGCATAGTTGATTACGGCACTATCCTCTCAAACAGTTGGTATGACTTGATACAGCCCAAAGAAAAAGAAGAAATACCGAAAGATACTCGCAGTTGCCAAGAAATCACACAAGACATTTTCAAGCGTATAAGGGGTGAAATGAATTGAACGTATTTGAACTCTTTGCCAAACTCACCCTTGATTCAAGTGAATACGAACAAGGCCTGCAAGACGCAGAAGGAAAAGCAAGTAAGATCGGCAAAGTCATGGGTACTGTCGGCAAAGTCGGTGCAGCCGCTTTTGCCGCTGTTGGAACTGCCGCTATTGCTGTCGGAAAGCAGTCTCTTGACGCATATCAAGATTTCGAGCAGCTTTCTGGTGGTATCGAGACATTATATAAAGACGCTCAAGGTGGTACTCAAGCCGTTGAGCAGATGATGCAGAATGCCTCCAACGCTTGGAAGACGGCTGGTATGTCAGCGAATGAGTATATGGAGATGGCAATTGAGTCATCTGCATCTCTTATTAATTCCCTTGGCGGCGATGTGGATCAAGCAGCCACGCTGATGGATCAGGCTATCGTTGATATGTCTGATAACGTCAACAAAATGGGCACTACCATGGAAGCTGTCCAAAATGCATACCGTGGTTTTAGCCGTGGCAATTTTACCATGCTTGATAACCTTGCGCTGGGATTTGCTGGTACAAAGGAAGGCATGGA